TTGTTTGCTTCTAGGCTTGCTAGAGTTTCGGTGTAATCCCCGTCGATATCGACTGACACACCATCTGTACGCACTTTGAAGCATTCTTTCTCCGTTTTCTTCTTATCACCGCCAGTTACGTTGTTGAAGAAATAGTTATATGAACCAGCTGCTTTACAACCTGCCAACATTACTTTCTTTTCAAATACTTCACGTGTACCATGCTTTGTGCCTGGGATGAATGCTTTAATTGGACGATCTGGGAATGATGGATCTACATCTTTCCAGTTCTTTGCTTTTGATGAAGCATGTAGAGCAAGGTAAACATGCATCGGTGTTAGATCTTCAAAACCTTTTGTTTCATTACGAGATGCAAATACGATTCCGTCATAACCAATACGAACTTCAGTTACTTTACCAACTGTTGCTTGGCATGTTTCCCATTGAGCATCTTTCATCAATGATGATGAGTTAGCAATATCGATAGTATTTAGGCCAACGCCTTCACACATACGCTTCCGACCAGCGCCTGAACCACCGCCTTCAACGATTGGTGTTGGATAATCAAAGTTTTCACCAAATGCTTCCGCAACGATAGATGCGTAAGGTAGTACTGTTGATGATCCTGCAATGTGAACTTGATCACGAGCAGCTGCTGATGTTGCTACAGCGATAGCGAAACCGCCAGCTGTTGCAAATGATGCGAATTTATTCATTAATATCTCCTAGTAAAAAAATTAGCTATACACTAACAATAGTATATAGCTTTCATTGTATCAAAAGTTTGTAACAGTTACATTAAACTTACTGCCAACCTTCAACTTTTTTTTCAGGACGCTCACCAATAGCAGCACTAAGATCGCCATGATTATCGCTATGGTTAGGTCCTGTCCAACCAGCTGGCTTCAATAGATCAGGTAATCCAAATGGGTTTGGACGACCTGGTTTTACACCAACTTGTTTATTCATATTTGGCCCATAAACTTCATCCCATGCTTTCGATGCATCTACACCAAATACATCAAGAGTGCCAATAGCAAAGACGCATAGGTCGATTAGACCATCAACAACCTCTTCAGAATTGCCTGAATTGGCTGCTTGCATTGTCTCGTGTAGTTCCTCTTGGCACATAAGCAAACGGAACATAAGATACTTTTGCATCAGATCTTTATTATCTTTGTTTGCTTCAAACCATTCATTGACGCCGTACTTAGCATGCATCTGCGCCATATCTTGAACCCAATTCTCACTCATTGTATAATCCTTTATTGTTATGCGTGTATTGTATCAAGCTTTTTAAGGCCTGTACACCAATTTTCTGCCGCATCTTTTACATAATGCAAAGATTTATTTGGAAACTCTTCAGTAATATAAATCTTTTGGCCTTCTTCGTTGAAATACTTAATATAAAAATATTCCTCTTTGAGATCCACGTGGATTTCACACCATCCACCATGGATCTCGCTATTATATTTTTTAATTAGTTTACCCATTCGTAAAATTTTCCATTGCAGGATAGATGCGAGCAATCGCTTTACCTATTTCGACGGCCAATTCCATATGTTCTTTTTGTGTCCCATTTGCAGAACGTAGCTCGACATAATGAATCCAACTACGAATGGTACCATTAACATAGAGCCGAGAAACCGTGTTTCCTTCTGGCAAGACTGCTCGTGCTTGTTCTTTTGCGATTCCATTTTCAATTGCCCAATTATATGCCTTTTTAGATTGCTCAATAACTTTTAGCTGTTCTTCTTCCCAGCGTTCTTTAATATACGAATCATCTGTTTCTACACTATTCTGACGATTCTTTGTATCTTGGAGGCGAGCTTCTCGAACTACAAAATCGCCATCAAGATCGCGGATGTCAGCATACCTTTGAGAAAACTCTTGGAAACTAAAGGATCTGTGGCGCAAGAGTTGTCTTGCGATATCTCTTGTTGTTTCGATTTCGAGGCAGGCGCTTGCCATTTCGAATGGTGACCAGTGCTTGTGCTTAATGAGATAGTCGAGTAACTTTGCAGTTGTTTTGGTGTTAGCCTGGTTTGATGGGTTGGAGACACGGGCGCAATACGCGATGAGATCTTGGATGTTGTCGAGACCCATGATTCCTGGTTCACCGCTGTGAATATGGGGGAATGGTTGTGAATATGAGATGAGACGTGCATGCATTAAACTTTACCTTGTCCTCGATACTTTTTATGTGAACGTTTTTTATGTTTGTTCATTGATGATGTTTTGACATTACGACGACCAATAGACGTCTTTTTTGCGTTAGTAAAACCTTTAGCCATAATTACTCCAATTTAAAATCTTCAAATCTTTTGTTTACTTCTGATTTATCAAATGTAGGTGTATCATCTACTAGCCCACCCTGAGGATTGTCTGCGTCTGATAATCTCATCTTTGATCTATCAATATTCACAACGAATCTTTTATTAACATTCGGATCGTTGTATCTATTCTTTAGCTGCTTAACTAGTATTTGACCAGTAGCTGCTAGCTCTTCATTCGAAATCAATGCGACCATTAAGTCTGCTGTGGCCGGTAGACCAAATGACTCCGAAGTATCTTCAAGGCCTGGATCAGAGCTTGAATATCCTGTACGAGTTGTTTGTGTAGCAGATACAATCGGCACATCAAACTCTACTGCCAAACCACGAATCTCTTCGGCAATAGCTTTGATATATGTGTAACTATTAATTGAACCACCCATACCTTTCATACGTGCAGATGCACAGATATTTAGGTAATCAATAAAGATAATATCAGGCGTAAAGTTTTTCTTTAACTTAAGTTCATTCAATAGGGCACGGAAATGGTTAGCATGTGCTTGACCAGTTGGATACTCTTTAATGATCAGCTTTCCATTAGTACGACTTGCGATTGTCGATACTTTATCCATAAGCATATCTTTAGAGAGATTCTCCAACTGATCAATCGGAACATCTAGTAAGTTTGCATCGATTCTTTCTGCGATGCGTTCCTCACTCATTTCCATAGTTATGTATAAGACATTCCGGCCTTGAGTTAGAGCCGCTGCACCGATATGACACATAAACAAAGACTTACCGACACCTGTGCCAGCAAGAGCTACGTTCAATGTTTTATTTGGTAGACCACCTTTTGTAATTTTATTAAGATATTCAATATCAAAAGGAATACGCTCTTCTTGCTCATGATAGAAATCATAGCGATTTGATACATCAGCCAAATAATCGTGACCAATATTAGTATCAAATGAAACTGCTAAAGCTTTAGTCAGAATATCAGGTAGAGCATTCTTAGTTAGACTCTGATGTTTGCCATCAATAATAGTGATGGATTCCATAATTGCATTATATACGGCTCTGTCTTGACACCACTTTTCTGTGGTATCCATAAGCCACTTCTCATCTACCTCTTCATAAGTGAATACATTCGGAATGATTTCAACTGCATGCTGATATTGTTCATCATTAAACTTATCAGATTGATCGATTTCGATCTTAAATGATTCCATTGATGGAAGTCTATTGTACTTCGCAACATACTTAGCTACTTCTTTAAATAGCTGACGATAGACTCCATCAAAGTATTCAGGCTTAATAAAGGGTAACACCTTGCGCATGAACTTCTCATTGGTCAGAACATTACGCAAGACTGTTTGTTCAATATTAATATTCAAAGCTTGCCTTCTTCTCGCATTGCTGCACGAATCTTAGTAGCAGAAATATCATGAATCTCTGCACCAAGATCATGCTGGGTGAAAGTATAACCTACACCTCGACCATAACTAATGTCTACGATGTTTGGTACCTCCATTGTAATATACTCTTCCATATAAGTAAACCCCTCTTTTGCAAGGGCTGCTTCAATATTATCTTGAACCTGGATAATACCAAATGGATTGTCGTCTTGTTTAGCAGTACGACCACCGCCTGCATCTTCACCGATAATCCCACCAACATCACGAATCATAATACAAACTTGTCCTGTCTCGGCCAAAGCTTTCTTAAACAAAGCAGTATGACCATCATGCCATGGCTGCCAACGACCTAACATTTGTGCTGTTGGTTTTTTAAAATCAAACATCGTACTTATCTTTCATTGCTTTAGCAAGTTGCTTTATTTCTTGATCTGACATAAATTTATTAATTTCAAAATCTACATCATTTGGTTCTTCAAACATTTTGTTTGTATCCATGAATCTACCAGCAATAATAGTATTCATCCAAATTGTAATATCAGCATCGAAAATAAAGCGAGTCATTTCAGTAGGACATACAAAGTCACAAATCACATTACGACCACAGCCTTTTTCATAGTCAGCAATATTCATCATACGACGTGCCTGACGAATTCTAGCATCTTCACTAAACTCCCAGTCATTTGCCATCTCACGAACTTTGTCTGCATTATACCAAGCACAATCTAAATGCTTTTGCAATCGTTCTGATAAATGTGTTTTACCTGAGCCTGGCAGACCCATAATTAGAATTTTCATCCTTGTTGATTCCCTACAGCTGATTCGAGTACAGAAACTAATACGGCCTTCACAGTTTCCTGCAAGTCTAAATCTGACTCTTCTAATTCTTCGATTGGTGAATATTCTAAGTCGTAAGTAAAGTGGAGTTCTTCACCTACGACTTTTAGTTTACCAAAGCTAAATACTGTTTCGATATAATCACCGGTTAGAATACGTACATTCCAAATGTCGTCTTCACCAGGAATGAGTTCATAATCAGTATTTTCAATCATTATTCACCTTCTACAATCTCATCCATATCGACTTCTGCGCGATAGCCAATAGAATATTGCTTTTTAATAAACTCTGCAAAATCAGTTTGATTAAAGATTGGATCCCAGAAATGCTTTTGCATTGTCTCTGTTAGTCGAACTTTACCTAGTACTTCACCAGTCTCTTGATTCACATGAGCATACCAACCAGCAGCAGGCTTAGTGCAATAGCCACCAGCAAGTGCTACGTCTAACAAACCAGAATATTGTTGTACGCCGCCTTCCCATGATACAGCAATAGGAATCTTAGACTTCTCTTTGACATAACGTGATTTTTCTACATTGATCACAAAGTTATAGCCAATAATCTCTGTGCCTTTTTTCTCTTGCTGACGACCAATAATCCAAATATTATCTGCAGAGTAATAGATGCCCGTACCACCTGATACAACATCTTTAGGGAATAGACCAATCTCTTTGTAAGTATGATTGATAGCCAATAGAGGAATATCTTTCATAGTCAAATAAGGTGTTGTCATACGGAACAAACCTTTGAGTGCTTTAGCACGAGACATATCTGCTACTGATTTCTCATTCAATGCATCTTCTAATTCTTTCTTCGATGCCAAATTACCAATAGAGTCAATCACTACGATGACATGGTCACCACGATC